TATAGGCAGGTTGTCGAATAGTGACAGTTGCTTTAGTTTACCTATGATGATAGCGTAGTTATTCTCTTCCAGTATGGGCTTTGTCACGCCATCGAGCATGCAGATACACTTTTCACGGGAAGACAAGTACCAATATGCCTGGCGGTCCTCATTCACCGGATTGCCACGGTGAGAAAGAATCATCAGCGGTTCCGGCGGATAGTTCTTGCCGCCCGGCACTTCATCATCCGGGTACATGACGGCAGTTATGGTATTGGCCACTGTGTTTACATTCAGGACACGCAACCAGGAAGTATAATAATCTCCGGTACCTGAAGCAAGATTATTCACCACGCCATAAACGACATCATTTTCGTCAAGAGCTGTGAAATCATTCTCCCAACGTTTACGCAGTGGAAGCCGATATGTGCCGTCTTCCAGGAGTTCGACGCTCTCAATAGTCCCTGACTCAGAAAATGAATAATCGCTCTCCATAGCAGACAAGCGGTTGAAGATAAGCTCTAAAACGGTCAGCGATGACCGCAACTCCATGCGGTCAGCCTGTATTCGTCCATTTTCAGCAATTATGCCCTTGCCCGCGATAAGTGAATCTATGGCTTCGCCAACCTCTAAGCCTCCAAAAAGACGTAATAGATAGTCAGTACTATCGATTTTGTCCTTACGGAGGAATATATCTTTTAAGATCTCATTGTTATTTGCAATCTCAGCCAATATTCTTAAGGCTGAATATGTGTTTTTATTCGTAGGAATTGTAGTATCCCCTACTTTTATCAAATAGATAGATGATCCTCCCCCACCTTCTCCGGGAGAAGAAACTATTTTCAAGGCAACCTTATTACCATTTACCTCAAAAATAACGTCGCTATTTTCTTCATCTATATGATACATATTACTTTTGTGGAATAAGACTGACTGCAATGTTCCTCATCTCTTGAGATGTTACTTTATTCTCAAAGATAGAATACACTAAACTAGCAGCCATATAGCAGATAGCTTGCGATACAGGTTCATTCTGATCAATATCTAAGTCTGTACCAAGGGTATATTTCGCTTCATACACGAACATTTCTAATTTAGAATCAGACTTTGCAGAGTATAGCATTAGTACTCTATTACCAGAGTTATTATATCCCATTATGCACACAGGTTTGTAACTCCCAGCCCTTGTATAAGAGTTGCATTGCTGTTTATATTCCTCTGAGTTTAAATCAAAAGCTACAATACAAGTTCTCTTCCAATTAGAAAGTTTGATCGCAATCAAAGAGACAAAATCATCAGGAACAGGTATAAGACATTTCCCCTCACTATCCGAGGTCACAGTAGCATCAGAAGAAACACCATTTTTCTTATTGACACATCTAACAGGAGAATTCATTTGTACCAAACTTACAGCATCTGGTATAACCGCTTTTATATACTCTTCAATCTTGACCGTATCTTCTGATAGGAGAGAAAGAGTTTCTTCCTCTCCTATTTCGTTGAGTATTGCTTTGACTTTACTTATGATTTCCTGTTCAGTCATCATTATTTCCAGTTAGGGAATGACACACCAGTTGCAGCAGCTTTAGCCTGTATTGCAGCTTTATTACCAAGATCAGCAAGAGGGATATTATAAGGTTCACCCATTAAGATATCTTTCGCTTGCTGCGAATTCTTCACATCTGGATACACCCCAGCACCGCCACTTATTTCACCAGATTCTGATATATCAGAAGTAGTATCTTGCTCTGTACTTTCCACAACAACTTTATCAAACTTCTGAGTGCCTCCTCTTTGAACTTGCAATGTACCCGTATCTCGAATCAGAACAGATTCTATCTCTTTGATAATCCTCGCTTTAAATTTGGGAGAATTTTCAATAGCTTGCTGAATTACTGGATTTGAAGTAGTGTATGTGGCAGGGACAATACCAGCCGTTGTTAAAGAACCATGACGGAAGTCAACACGAACATGTCCAGTACCCATAGGGAAAACAGAACTTTGTTCTATCATCCCATAAATTGCGTATTTTTTCTTGTAAATTTTCATATAATTAAAAATTAAGAGACGGAGTACTATACTCCGCCCCTACATTTCACAGAATCAATTTTGAGCATAAATTACACCCGTATATTTCTCCCAGGTAGTACCATTATACTGATAGATTTCACCCGTCTTCGATCCGGTAATTGCGGCACAAGCAGCAGTTAAATAAATAACATCATTCAACTTTGGATTTTCAGGTGCATTGGTAGCATTGCTCCAATTAGTGATAGCCGAAGCACCAGGGATATTATCACCATCAATATCTTCACCATTGACCCAGATATGAGAATAGCCTTTCAACGCCAAAGCATTGATAGAAATGATTGCTTTTCTCTTTGCTTCTTCACCCTCAATCTTTTCAGAACTGGTTTCTTCGTTCTTGATATAGTAGCGAACAATACCGGACATATCAAGAATGCCACCACTACAAGAATATCCCAGATAATCCAAAGTCGGTTCATGCTTCAAATAGAAGTCTCCAAACACAGTGTGAAGTTTAGTACATGAGAACCCCCATTGTTGATCGGAAGTCATTGTGATGTCCTTGTGTTTGGTGAAATCGATATTCTGAATTTGCTCCAATAAATCACGCCCCATAAGCCACCATGCTTCTTTAGAACAGTTCTGACCTGTGAATTTCAATTTTGCTAAAGCAATAATATCAGCAAATGTCCACGGGCCGATATGTTCATACTCACGTTTAAATTGCCAACGAACACCTTCGGAAGTATATACCAACTGACGCCCCATTTTACCACGGTCAACCATTAATTTACCCTTATGGCTCACCCATAAAGAACGATTATTCTTTCTACGGTGTTGCTTAATCATAGCTTCAGCAATTTGGGCCTGATTAAAAGGAATACGTTTTTTCTGGGCATCGAAATAGTCAGATACTACCTCATTCATGATAGTCTTCTGTAAGTAAACTCGCTTAGGAGTCGGGAATACAACATCAGGAGCAACTTCCTTTTGAGTTTCAGCACATGCATTTGTCAAAATAACAATTTCTGTTCCTTTGGGAATTGTAGGAAGTTTGCAATAGGCATCACCCTCATTCGTCTTCGGACCATTAATTGCCATGACAATAGGTTTGCCACTCGAATCTTTTCCCGTAATAAACAGCATAAGGTCCACTCCCTTGATTTCCGTTTTTCCATCTTCGGTATATCCGTTGACTCCTTTCACCAACACCGTACCATTTTCCTGAAATAATCCACGGTCATCCGAAGGGACACTGATAGGAGCTTGCTGGTCACCAGCAAAAGTATAATCTTCAGTAGTGAACACAGAAGATTTCTGTTCATCGATAACAAAGTGGTCCACTTCAAACCCTGTAACGCGAACTTTCTTCTTGGCTTTACGCATGATACCATCCAAGACGGTTTCATCCGTACCAATCAGGAAAATATCGTCATCAATATCCGGTTGGATAAGATTGCCTCCACCAACACCTCCAGTAGCATCTGATACTCCGGAAACAGTTGTAGGGCTACCTGGTAATTGAGTAGGTTCGCCTGCATTTCCCGGAGATGGTGTGGAACCCGGTGTAATTACAGTAGCATCAGCCATAAGTACACCGCCACCAACAAAGACGCAAATAAGCGTCAACAGGACGGAAAGAACCGTCCATTTCTCTCTTTTCAAAAAACTAAATACTTTCATCTTTTTAAAATTTATAACAGTTAATAATCAAGCATTTAAAGCAGCCTCAACGATAGAGCTTCTTTTTCGCATATTAGGATTTCCCGGAACACTCGTTATCCCTTTAGGTAACCCATCCCCACGTTCTTCTTTCATTTTATTGATGTTTTCGTTACGGCCTTTCACTACACCAGCGGCCAAAGCATCTTGAGTGTCCTTGTCGTAATTCAAACCTTTGTCCAAGAAGTCGCATATTTCACGGGAATAACTTCCCGACATGATCGGAGAAATAACATTCGTCCAAACCTTATCAAGAAACTCCTCTATATCATAACCTTTCTCCTGGCACCACCCCTCTACAATAGGCATGCTCTTTTCAAGGTTATCATTATATTCCTTCTTGCTGGCCTCCATCGCCTCCATTTCCTGCTTTCGTTCTTCTTCGGCTGCCAGAATATCATCATATTCCGGAGTACCTTCTTCCGCAGTAAGCAAATCTTTGCCAAAATAACGTGCCATTGCATTACCGGCACCGCGTTTCCTGTTTACAATATCGGCAAGCATCTGAGCCAAACGAGGATCTTGCTGCAAAGCTTCGGCAAGTTTATTGCGTTGTTCCTTATTCCCGTTGATATATCCCATCAACATTTCAGCCGAAGATTCATCATCATCCGCATTATAACCGGGAATTTCATCGCTCAAAAGTGATTTCAACTGATCCCGTTTGGTAGGAGTTTGAACTTGTTCGGTACCCGGAACTGATTCTGTTTTGTCAACCACCGCTTCATCATTCATTTCTTTGATATCTTCCATAAGCAAATTCTTTAATTATTTAATGCACAAAAAAAGCACTAAAATGGAAAACTATACCTGCGTTTTTACAACTAAAAGCTGCGTTTTTAGTAAAATCGCAACTTTTAAAGTATTACTTTAATTATATTTGCATAAAACATTATTATAATGGATGATATATTCAGAGAAATAAGAGATAATTCTATAAGAGAAGCATACTTTGATGCATTGAAAAGCTTACGAAAAAGTATGCCTTATATTTCAACCGAAGAAATTATTCAGGAAGTTATGAAGAAAGAGGCACCTCGTTTTTTCATAACATATGATAATGCGCGTAGGGTTATATCACTTATGCATCGTGGAAAACCTATCAAAGTTTCCAATGAAAATAAATTGTGTATGTATAAAGACTTATACGCCAGATTTCTAAAGTACAAACAAGAAATGAAGGCGCCAGGTTATTGCGTATTAAAATATATCATAGAACAGCCAGCGCCTTCTTACTACGTGGCAATAGATACAATGAGAGGCATCATTTATAAATCAATAAAGAACAGATAAGATGATATTTATCATTTTCCTTGTATTCATATACTCCATTGGTTTTTATTGCGACACTACGCAATTAGGTATATACAATGGGTGCGAATGGTGGAACTATATTACTTATAGCTTTGTCCACACTAATTTTTTTCATCTAAGTATCAATTCTGCATTATTCTTGTTTTACTGGAGAAGGCTCCGGAACTTCAACCTGTATATCATTATGCCAATAATGGCTATAATTCCTATTCTCTCAGCAATCTTTGCAACCTATCAGGAACCGACAGTTGGTGCCTCAGCAATAGTCTTATCTATGGTAGGCATTATTACAGCCGGCATTGAACGACGTTATATGCCGAAAATCATTCTCCTACTTGCATTTTCATTTCTAACCACGGGCTTATTCGCTCCACATATCAATACGCTTATCCACGTATATAGCTTTCTAATATCATTTGCGGTAAGCCTCTTATCCAGGAGGTTTATATATGACCGTAAATGAAATAATACAGAAAAACAGAGAACGGCTTGCGATCATACGAAGTCCATATAATCCGATAACCGGCGAAGGATCAACATCTATTCTCCGGAAAAAGGTCTATATAAAAGACTGTCCAATTGAAGAAATGTATCTTCCGGAATCATTTGCGGAAACCGGTTTTGTGAAAAAGCTCATTGAGATTGGATTTAATGGATATATCAAGTTCATCCTCAAACAGGGTATATCGGATAAGATAAGGAATGAGCTTTGGACATCTTTTTGCCAGGAACGAATAAATTATGACTTTGAATACTGGGCCTATTCATGTATTCAGATATCGGCGAAAGGAAAAGGAAAAGACATAGCATTTTTACTTAATCGGGCACAAAGATACTATTTAAAAGAACTGGAAAAGCTTCGCATAGCTGGTGTCCCTATTGACATTATTCTGTGTAAGGCCCGGCAATGGGGTGGTTCCACACTTACTCAGCTTTATATGTTGTGGATACAGCTTATACACCGTTCCAATTGGAACTCTGCTATCTGTGGACACATTGAATCCGCAGCCCGGAATGTATCTGGTATGCTTCAAAAAGCTGTCGACAATATGCCTACATGGGCAACGGGCGGTATTCGCCTAAAAACGAATCCTTATCAAGGCTCACAAAAGACGCGTTCCATCAATATAACGAATAGCCGATATTCTATAGGTTCGGCAGAGAAACCGGAAAGTCTTCGTTCAGAAGATATTTCAATGGCCCATTTGACAGAAGTGGGTTTATGGAAAGAAACTAAGGGAAAGAAACCGGAAGACCTTGTACAATCCATATTCGGTTCTATACTCAGCGGACCCTATACTATCAAGGTTTTGGAATCCACCGCCAAAGGAGTAGGCAACTATTTTCATCGTACATGGTTGGATGCAGTCGAAGGACGTAATAATTTCACTCCGGTATTCATTCCCTGGTTCATGATTGATATATATTCAAAACGTATCGATCCCAAAACATACAACGCGTTTATTGCCACCATGACCGAATATGAATACTGGCTGTTTGAGCTTGGTGCAACTTTAGAAGCTATTGCTTGGTACAGAGATAAATCGCTGGAATTTAAAGATAAATGGCGCATGTGTTCTGAATATCCGTCTACGGCCGCTGAAGCATTCCAAAGCACGGGCCGGAGAATATTCCCACAAAAATACGTCGAACAAGTTCGGACAACCACTCTCCCACCTTGTTTTTATGGAGAATTTGTAGCAAACGATATTAAGGGTAAGAATGCACTATCTAATATTCGTTTTGAGCACATAGAACCTACAAAGGACCTGAATAACATCCTGTGGGTATGGGCTCTTCCCGACTATACAGAGAAGTACTATGACCGATACGTGGTTAGTGTCGACATTGGCGGTACATCATCAGCAGCAGATTTCTCATGTATTAAAGTCGCTGACCGGCTCCCAATGCTTGAAGAAGGCGGACTACCGGAAATTGTCGCCGAATGGCATGGGCATATCGAACACGATTTATTAATATGGAAAGCCGTACAGATAGCGGCTGCATACGGAAATGCTGTACTTGTTATTGAAAGTAACACACTTGAAACAGAAGGAACAGAAGGTGACAACTTCGATTATGTATTGGATGAAGTGGTGGAATATTACGACAACCTTTATTCGCGTACATCACCAGAACAAATTAAACAAGGACTACCGGTTAAATATGGTTTCCACACCAATCCCAAAACTAAGCCTACTATTATCAACTTCCTTAAATCCGCAATGCGTGACTTTCTATATATTGAGAGAAGTAAGCCAACCACGTTCGAGATGGATACGTATGAACTAAAGGAAAATGGCAAGGAGATGGGTGCCGCTGAAGGCTGTCATGACGACTACCTGATGGCGACAGCCATCCTTGTATATGTTTGCTATAAATGGCAACTCCCGCGAATTATGCGGGAGTTTAGGAAGTCTAAAAAAACAAAGATTGTCAGCGAAGCTTCAATTTAAGCAGCAGTTTTCACGATACCATCTTCTGGAGTGGCGAATCGGTCATTATTCACTTTCTGCATAAGATTGTTATTACCTGGCATTACATCTTGCGGAATGCCCCCCATTGCCTGCTGATTCATCAAAGCCTGCTCGTTTCGTTTAATAGCTTCGAGTATCTTTGTAGCAAACGGATAAGAGCAATTTTCTAACAAAATCTTGACACCAATTGCATTTTTTTCAAAGAGTTGCATCAAGAAGTCATTCTGTAACATCTGAAATGACGGGGTATTAGTACCTTCAGTGATTTTCAGGTCAATCTGTGCATTCTGAACTTTATCCGGATCATAGTACTTTGCTTCTTCCGAATAATCTCTCCCAGACAAGTCAATGTGTCTGGCTGAAGTATAATATTGCTGGATAGTTTGCATAACCATATAATCCCTTCTTTTACGGAATGAGTTGAATGACTCAAACATTCCTTTCAAATTCAATGAAGAGTTCTGAACTTGTTGCGCATACAGACTGGCAGCTGTACCAGCACTAGGTTGTTTACCTTGCATCGCACTATTCACGCCGGAAATATCATTGATAAGCTTCAACTGCAAATTCAATAGCTCATAATCACCGGCAACAGCTGCCTGGCCATTATATTGCTGAACGACATTACTAAGATTCTGACCGTTTTTCAGGTTACAGAACAGAACTCCATTATACCGCACATATTCGTCGATTATTTCTTCGCGAGTCATACTTTCAAAAGCCGATTCATCAACAATCAATACACCTTTGGAAGACGAACTACGAATGAAATCAATCAATGTCATTGTTCGGTTGATAGCACGTTGCTGGTCTATGAAATCCTCTACATAATTGAAGACCTTTCCCTGTATCATCGGGTACACATGGAAAGCATAGTTATGCGAACCATGCCAATAAGGGCTCCGGCCTTCTTGAAGAATGTCTCCCCAAGGGGACATGTACCGGTAATACCAATACTGTTCATTGCCATACTCATATTCGATCAACAATATATCCTCCGGCAAAACACCATGAGCAAGCGCCTCATTCGTTCGCTGTTGATTCTCCCAATCAATTTCCTTCTTTTCGTTCAATCCTATATAGTAGAATGTACCTTTCAGTGTATCATGACAGAAGTATGCCTCCCGGCTCTCCAACCTCCACCCAAAGATAACCCGGCACAAATCAGGACGAGATGGGGTGTAGAAATCTAAATCTTTCGTTTCCCTCCCCTGCAAACCATCATAAGTAAGATATGTGTCGCTCACACGATATATGTTCTCAATCCACTCTTTATCAGCCCGGCTTTTAGCAAATAGGGAAACAACCTTATCGAGTGGCATATCATACACTTCACCGATACAATTCAAGTCCCAGGTACGGACATCCTCAATATTCGTATTGAAAAACATACGCGCTGGATTACAGCCATAAACCCAAACATCATTCATCCGTTTAGCCGGGTTCCAGCCATATTCCACACGCTGGCCCACATAGCCACCGCATAACATTAATCTGAGACTATCAGAGTCCAACTCCCGAATTTCATTAAGATCATGGACATATTCAACCGCAATACTCATCATCTCTCCGATTTTGGCCTCTTTCTGATCCCGGACCGTACAGATAGACTGAGTTACATTATTACGAAACTGCCCGTCAATATTTTTAAGAATGGGACTAATCATATTGTTTTTCAATGGAACCTTACCATTCTTTTTGATTAAGTCCGCTTCTCTTATCATCAAATCCGTTTCCGGGTCTTTAATATAATCTCCCCACTGGTCCTCATAAGCGTACATCACACTACGGCGCATCTTTTGACGAGCCTCATCCAGTGAAGCCCAATATTTACTGAATTCATCCAGAATATCCAGATGCTTCTCGTTACGTCTCTGTTCACGAGAAGCATCTTTCTTACGTACTGGCTTTACATTTCTATTCAAAAACTTATTCATAGCAACACATTTTTCACAAAAGTAAGACAGTTAACCCATTAGGTAGTTGTTGATTTACAACAAAAGCTACTTAATGCTCCGAAGTTCTTCTACTATTTCTGCTTTAAGAAGGTTCAGGGCAGTCTCATACGCTTTTCGAGTCTCCCTATCCGTTTCCTCTTTTATCAAATCCTGATATGATTTTACTCGTTTCTGATATTTCTTTAATACCGAGTAACGTTCATATTCAGATGAGTTCTCCAATTCTTTCAACTTCGCTCTATACTGTTCATTCCCAGTCTTTATTTCTTTTTTATAGCCGCGAAGTCTGTTCTCAACGACCTTATACTCGCCTAAGTAATTAAAGTATGCCTCATTTACGCGACTGAAAACATTCCTTTCATCACCACCACTCAAGAACCGATTTAATACAGGAACACTCCGCCACATTCTTTCATCTTCGTCCCAAATCATTGAAACCGTCTTTCCGACCTGATTTATGGTTTTCCCCAATCCTCCAAAATAGCTTTCAAAGAAATGTTCAAAAATTGCCGGGTTCATATTTAATAGCCCTCTATCGTATTTATCACCACCCGTTACTTCATTCAGTAATTTGGCAGAGGAAACAAGAGCCTTAGATGTGCCGGCATAAGCTTTAGTCCATTCCGGCATAAGTTCATTGAAATTATCTTTGTAAATGGGTTTACCAAAGAAATTTCTATTCTGTGCTACCTGATAAACCGGTTTACCAGCATCAGGCATTAGATTGCCAACAACAGTACCAACTATATTTTTCGTTGGTGTACCTTTGGGAATATTCCACTCTCCACCACCAAATGGGTTAATAGGCAGTAATTCGGTAAACTGTCCCATCAACTCCATTCCAATATTGCGATTATCCCCTTTACCTTCCATATAAGAACGGAACAGTTCGCCAGCTCCATAAAAAGCACGCAATTCGATTGGTATTGGAATAGTAAGGAACTTATCACCACCTAACCAGAAACAGAAATTATTCTTCCTTACCCATTCCGGCAGGTTTTCATAGGCATCTTTATCATCATCACCACCAAACATACCAATGAGTAAGTTATTCATGATAGGCAATAATATCCCAGCTGCAGTAAAGCCACCAATTGCAGCAGAAAAACGCTTTGGATTAGCCTTTGCTAAATTCGCAAAATTAGCTAAACTTTGTACAGCAGCATTGAAAAATAAGAAAAGAGACTTAAATGTAGTAGCGCCCAGGCCACCAGCTCCTTTTTTATTGAAATTCACCGTAACTTCTTTTGCATCACTAATACTTCTTGAAATGCTCCGTCCCATTTGACGGCTCGTCATATAAGTAGTGAAACGACTTACATCTTCAGCACATCTATTACCAAACTCAGTCCATTTTGCCATAAACTGGAAAGCAGGTACAATCCCCATTGTTGTAGGTACGGTAACTTTACCTGGTTTAACTCCAAATATCCGTCCCAAATCGACAAGGCCTTTAGCATCCATAATTGAACGCTCTATCATCTTTCGATGTTCTTCTACACTATGTAACGCCGTGTAGCCTGTTTCTCCACCATTTTTAAGAAACTCCGAAAAATAACGTTCCAATTCATTATTCAGGTCGAGAGAGTTCTTCTCAGACTTATATAACAATTCTCCAAGTCTTAACCCCAGTCCATTTTTAATTAGATTCCTTCTAAAACGACTTGAATACTTATGATCTTCCTTAATAGTTATTGCGGAAGTGGAAAATATCACATCTCTTGCCAAATTGCTAATTACAAAAGCCGGATTTCTGGTCGTAAAGTTTGCAGCCATTTGCCGATTGATGCGCTTAACCAAGTTTACAAGTTTATGGGAACCACTATCTGGATTTGTCAAACCATTCATAGCCTGTGCCGCCCTTGGATTACCATTGATATAAACAGTGTATTCAAGGCCATCCTTCTTTACTATGACCATGTGCTGCCTTTGTTCTCTGGGCAATGCCCTATATGGTACCTCTAACCGTCCTTTGCGAGCCAGTCCTTCTCTTGCAAGCTCTACCATTCTTCTTTCAAATTCTTCGACTAAAGCAGCCACTTCCTCCCCTGTTGCGTCTTCCGGTATCTCAGGTAGAGCTTGCTGCCATTCATCTCGCACCCCATCATAGGTATACCACATTTGCTTCACTGTAGCAAGGCTTGTTGGATGATTAATAACCATTGCCAGGAATCGTTGTTTCATAAGATTCCTATTCCCCTGCATGATGGCACTTTCGGCCATATTAGCTATTGTTACCAGCGGATCGTCAGCCTCAGACACCCGACCTTCCATTTTCTTCACAGGTACATTGAATATTGGACGTTCTTCCATGATATAATCATAAACATCTGCTGCAGTATCCTCTTTCCAGCCTCGTAGTGGAATATAATACTTGAACATAGTACTAACTTTCTGATAAACATCTTTTGTCATTAAGCCGCACTCATAGGTCTTTTTGAGACTTTCTTTTGTTGCAGCATTAATCTTTTCCCAAAGAACAGTAGTCTCATTAGCTTCTTCAAAAGTAGATACTAACTTCTCAGCCTCAGTAGTAAAATTCTCTTTCTCACTAGTAAGAGAAGACAAGCCGGAGAAGTCTTTTCCACGAGCCTCAAAATATGCATCCTCTGCAGCTTCTTCCATCTCGGACTTTAAATTATCTCGCTCCTCATCAAAAGTTAACCCATCAATACCACCATTGGCCAAAAGTTTTTCCAAATCATTAAGCTTTTCAAGAAATGGCTCCTTTGCTTTCTCCGCAGCACGTTTGGCAAATTCTTCATTTCTTTCAAGACCATGTTTAGCTTTCAAATAATCCAATATATCGTCATACTCTACCCCAGTCTTTATTAGTTTGTTCACTTCTGACATTATCGGATCAAAGAAATTCATTTTATAAAATTCCTGTTCAAATGAATTCCTACTGCTTAATTGATTTTCGGCCATATAAGCATTTTCATAATCTGCAATAGGTTTATCTGTTTCCTTTTCAAGTGCTTCTTGCAGAGTTTTCAACCCCAACATGCTATCTTGATACGCTTCTTGATACTTATACATCCTATCTAAAGTACGGGCCTCATACAAATGTTTAGCTACATCTTTTTCAGCTGTTGCATTATCACTCCTGTATTTTTTCCGAACCGGTGTCTCTCGGTAATTACCAACTTTCAATTTATATCGCATGGACATATCCTTAGCGAAAGCATCTGTCGAGTGTCCTTCTGTCTTCAATTGATAGGTTCTCCAAAGCATATATCGTAAATCTCCATCATTCAATCTGAAACCAAGTTTGATTTTAGCTCGACGGAGCATATCTGTGAGCAAAGACTTAATTGTCTGTAAGAAACCATTTTCACGTTCAAAACCTTTTTCGGCCAATTCAGCAAGATATTCCTCTGTGGCCAAATGAAAATCGTACCCGCGTTTAATTCCAAGGTCAATGATTTTCCTTCTTGTTGCTGGAATAGCATTTTCAAAAACCTTATCAATGAAATCATCATACTGTTCCCCGAATACTTCATTCAGCCCACGATGTCCAACAGTTTCATGCAATACAGTAGCCTGCGCATCTTCAACAGATACGGCATTAGGCAGGTAAACGACAACTTCTTTTGTTTTTGAATCAAACCATCCTTTCACATTACTTCCATTTTCTATTTGGATGCGAGCATCATCATCATTCGGCAATTCATCAATGCTGTTTATAATCCGTACAGGAGTATTCAACATCTTCGCCTGTTCCACTATAACGGAAGACAGGCGCTTACTATTCCTTGTACTTTCATCTTCAGCAATACGATATTTTTTATTTTCATCCGATGCTTTAGCTTTTTCTTCCAATTGTTTTTTCAAGCCCTCAACTTCCTTTTCAGCTGCTTTTAATTCATCTTCGCGTCCCCACGGAGTATTCATTGCTTCCGTTAGTCCCTGGACCCTCTTTTCATAGGAAGCTATCTTCTCATCAATATCAGACAAGTTTTTCTCCACGGCCTTCAATTGGTGCTCAATACTTGACATCAAACCTTTACCACCATTGAATTGGCGTCCTTCAACAATATGTTCATTGCCAGCATACAGTTCATACACCATCCTACCCTCATTGAAATGAACAATGACTTCCGCCTTGCTATTATTCAACATTATTTTTAGAGGCGCTGTCCCACGATTAAGGCTATATGCATCTTCATAAGAGGCAATAACCGGCTCTAATGCAGGTCCAAATTTCTCCGTATAAGTTTTACCGTCAACTGTAACACTCTCAACGCCGTCAGGGAAATACTCACTTATAGTTTTATAGGCACGTTCATATACTTTCTTCTGACCTTTATCATGGATAATTCGATTTCTGGCATACTCAATACTCTCAGCCATACCACTCTTACTGTTTGCATCACTTCGTTTTAAATTACGTAGTTTCTTTAATAAATTCTCAGCAACAAATAGGAGTTGAGCCGTCTTATCACCGGACAATGTAGCTGCCATCTGGTTAAATGTCATTCCGCTGGGGTCCTCATCATCCTGTTCTTCCATAATACGGCCAGAAACATTACCTTTCATCATTTGATTAATGAAGTTCTGTTTTATTCTCAGGCGGTCATAAGCTGTAGCATCCAAAGTTCCCTGAACACCATAGGTCACTACATTTACAGGTTTGCCCCACAGAGCATAATTATTGCCTTGCCGAAGGATTCTACCATTCCTTTGTTCAAAGTCCATAGGACGTACCGGAGCATCAATATGATGCAAACCATATAAGCGATCCTGAACATTAACGCCTACTCCCATTTTCTCAGTACTGCCAAGTAATATACGAACATCACCAGAGCGTACTTTCTCAAACAAACCTTTCCGACGTTCACCATCATAGTTATTAATGATAGCAATTTCTTTGGCAGGTATTCCCTGGGCTATCAGTTTTTGTTTTATGTCCTCATAAAGATTGAAACGAGGAGTATTCGGATCATAGTCAAACAAATCCATTTTGGGCTGTTCCCCGGGAGACTGATAACTATCACAGAAAATAAGTTGTGCCCCTTTATCCGCGTTACTTTCATTATAGAGTTTTACGACATTTGATACAACCTGATTAGTCTTGCTATTGGGATTATCTGCAAATGAAGGATTAAGTAATCGGAGATCAATCGCAGCTTGTTTTGCTTTAGTAAAAACAACAAGAGGAAGTGCGCTCATTCTTCTTTTCTCTTTACCGCTCATTTTGCTGAATCTTTCCAACTCACTTATGAGAATCTGCATTACGTCTTCCAGATCTTCGTTTTTATCAATGACAATATTGGTCATCGCTCCATCCCGGAGTTTTGGAATACTACTACTTTCCTGAAACTCTTCTACATCTTCCGTCAAAACAACATCGGCATGACTACGGAAAGCTTTCACCAACTCCGGTACATTGACATAACTCTTAAAGCGGTCCGCAATTTTGAAGTTCCCGGTAGCCGTAAATTCAAGAGAAGGTTCCACCGTACCGAATGTTGTTGCAAATTCATCAAAAGTCTGAATGTTATAAGCTTCAAGAATATCAGGGGCAACAAAATTCATCATAGTCCAGACTTCTGCCATCGTATTCGTTATAGGAGTACCGGTAGCAAGTATTACATTACGGCCGTTATTCTTCTCCTGTACCCATTTGGCCTTTAGTAGCAAGCTGTTTGCACGTTGGGATGCAGTAGTATCAATACCTTTAACATTGCTCATCTTACTAACAAACCCAATCTTCTTATAGTTATGAGCCTCATCAATAAACAATGCATCTATGCCCATTTGCTCAAAAGTCAATACATCGTCAGTTCTCCGATCAAGCTGGCGTTCCATTTTAGTTTTGATACGATTCTCAGCCTTGGCCCTATCTTTTACTGATCGTTTTTTAGGTTTCTCAACTCCTTCAAATTGATTTTGAAGGTCAGCTACTTCCTTTTCTAATCTACGCCTCAAAGAGTCATTCTCAGTAGCCCCAATAACTCTCTCATACTCCTCAATTTTTTGTTGAATGAGTTTCTTCTTTCGCCCCTCATCATCCGGTATAAATTGCATAAATGATTGAGGTATGATAATCGCATCAAAATCCCCCGTTGCAATCAGATTAAATAAACGTTTACGATTATCTGCACTTCGTTCGTCTTTCCCAGGAGCCAAGACATTAGCACCTGGATATAGTTTATAGAAGTCTTTTACAAAATCTTCCAATGTGGCATTTTGAACAACAATCATAGGTTTTCTGGCGATTCCCAAACGCCGCATTTCCATCGCGGTGGTAATCATCGTGAATGTTTTGCCTGTACCTACTTGATGAGCATACAAAGTGCTTTCCCCTAAACTACGCTGTACAGCTCTCATTTGATGGATACGCAATGTTATTTGGGAATTAGAATTTGGATAATGTTCAAAAGCTGGCAGGTCATATTCCTTCAGGCGGAAGTTATTATACTTGTCATTGTAAATCCGTTCTAACTCTTTATGAAACGCTTTCTGCCCGTCGATGTATTCAATGAATTTATCAGAGATTTCCATTACCTTCTCAGCAGCGGCTTGTGTCTCCACCTCATTGACGACACGTATCTTTTGTTCCCCGTTTTTAATCTCATCATAAACTTTCGGTTTCCGTTGATTTAATGCAGCCTCGAATAAATTAATCGTTCCAAGCCGGTCAGTTTTATATATGCCGGCTTTTGCATAATCTGCTACACTAATAGATTTGCCTGTGACATATTCATTTAATACTGAAACAAAATTCAATCCAGTATCCGAAAGCCCTAAGACATCCTCCGCAAACTTATCAATGAACTCAGTAGGTATCCAGGGGGTACCAAGACGATAACTTATATCACCAAAGCGTATCATTTCAGGTTGGACATTGATAAGTTCTTCCACATTCTTTTCAAAGGCCGGGTCACGTTCCGCTGCTGTTCTTGCCTCTTCCAGTTTTTCTTTAACATTACCGGAAAGATATGTACCCCTATCTATTAAGTCACCAGTCAAAGGGTCACGATATGCCACCCCATCACGCAACATATCATCAATAACTTCCTCCTCACTCTTCGCTATTAGTTGAGAAATATATGGGATATCTATAGCGCCACGATAGGAGCGACTGATGTTTACAGCATCCTGCAAATTATCCGCTTTAGATGGTTCTTTCACAGGATAACTAACTCGTTTATCCAAAATGCCTTTACCTTTGGTTATTTGGTAAACCGATGATTTACCTGTGGCAGATGGCACTTTGGTAACGTCTTCTAATGATAGAGGAAGGTAACGTTCAAAGTCTTCTACGAGAACATTATCTAATGCTTTGTTATGATTGAGTGTACCGTATTTTTTTGCAAAAGCATCATACTGCTTATTTAGCTCTTTCCTTATAGGTTCAGGGTCTATATCTAAGCTCTGTTCCGCAGCAATAAGTTTCTTTAGTGTGGATTTAAGATCATTGTAACTCTGTACAGCATCTACCGTTTTCTGCAATTTACCGTTGTAGGTAAACGTTTCTTTTACGGGAACAGGTTCTAAAACCCCACTCATGGCAACATATATCTTTCCATCTTTAACGGTCAATGTTCCATCTTTCTGGGTGGTTTGTTCTTTATCCTTAACCACAGCACTATTCTCTACCTTTCCCAAAATATTTTCCGGTAACTTTCCGATAGCTTCACTAATCGCTTGAGATAAGTCCAGACCAGACCGAGCCTTTAATGTCTGCGAAGCTCCACTATATAAGCCACCACTACCAGCATCAAATGCCGTCATCATTTCTCCCAGCATCATTTCAGGACGGGCAGCAAAATATTCATTAATCATTATGGGTTTCGTCCGCTTCTCGCCTTTTTCTTCATAGGTACCCTCTCCCACAGGAGTAGTGGAAATATAATTCACGCCATTAGCCACCTCACCTGCTTTTCTCTTACGGAATACTAGAATATCAGCCGTAACACTCGTACCTGCATTTTTTTGGAAAGCATCATTGGGCAAGCGTATAGCTCCAACCATATCAAAACCATTACCGGCAACAAATTCACGGAACCGGCTGTCAGCACCATCCATAGTTGCAGACGACGTAATAAATACTCCTAAACCATTTTCTTTCAGTTCAAGTAATCCCTTTGCTATAAAATAATTATGAAGATTGTATGCCCCACCAAGCTTTTTCCTAAGCGACTTATCCAAGAACTTATCATAAGGAGCATCTTTACCAAAAGGCACATTGGTAATAACAAGATCCTTACTTTGTGGAGCAAACTCCGTCTCATAGCCCTGTACCTTTGTATTAGCATCTGGATATAATGCTTTACTTATCCTCCCAGATAAACTGTCAATCTCAAAACCGCTGATTTGAGAATTTTCGGCAATACCTTTAGGCATCAAACCAAGAATATGCCCCACTCCCATGGCTGGTTCACTTATCATTCCACCGGTAAACCCTACGCGTGTAGCAATGTTCCAAAGATTTCGGATTATAGGTTCGGGAGTATAATGCGACGTAGTAGTTGATTGGACCGCACTTCTAAATTCTTCAGGAGAGAGTAATTCTTTTAGTTGCTTGTAGTAAGGGAGGTACTTCGCGTTCCAGTTGGCATCGGCAATCCAAGAACGTTCACTGGCTTTAAATTTATTTTCATCTAATGCGTTAGCCAATCCTCCCCAGCCTACATAACGGGCTAACTTTGCTTTTTGCTGTTCCGTAGCCGGCTTTCCGCTATTCTCCACTTCTCTAAGTGTACGGATGGCATCAATGTTTGCCTTTAATTTGGCAACATCACCGGCAGGAACATCAATGTGGTTCTCACCGAAATTATAGTTATTTCGATTTCGTTGAACTTTTACAGGAGAGACGACGCGGCCTGTTGACTCAGGTATTCTTCCGCTTCTGTCCGTGTCAGGCACATTATGTCCATGCACGCCTGTATCGTTTCTTCGCCGTTCAGTTCTGACAGCTTCTTCCCGTGTTTTTCCTCCCATGCTTCTATCCGTATCCGGATTTCGCTCTTCGGAGTTTCTCTGTTCGCCATGATCTTCTAAATTTTGATTAAACAAATCCTGCATCTCGGCAGGCTTATTACTTTCACTCTTTTGCGAAGATACCGTATTCTCAGATGATTTCCTATTATTTGACTTACTTTCTTTGGCAGGCAATGTAGCTTTATCTATGGGCTCTACAGCCTTATCAAATGATTCAGTATCAAAGTCCTTCACTGCATGGTATTCATCCATGTCCTTCTGAAAGTCTTCCATACCCGGGAACTGGCGTGCACCCTCATAGAAAGATTTCAAATATGGACGAACGGCATCGCCAACATCTTCAATCATTCTTTGAGCAAAATCTGCGAATTTCCTGGCACCAGCTTCAATATGATATGCCGCCATCTCCGCTCCGATGGAAAACAATTCAGGGTCAAAACCAATATTCATTTGTCCAAGCTTTCCACGAAGTTTATTCTTCAATTCTTCGTATCTATCCTTAGACACCAATTTATTGGAAACCCCATATTCCACCGTGTCGGCTTGTAATACGTCTTCTGACTGTATTTCTGCGATATTATCAGCATTTTCTTTTGCAATCTTGTATTCAGCAAAAGGTTTCGTCTTACGTTTTGAAGATTTCACCCACTCATTGAACACCTCTTTTGATACTTCTGTAGTCTTTCCTAAACCTTTCCAACCTGGAGAATAGTTCTTCATGTAAGCCCTCTTTGCTGCCAAAGCAGAATTGAAGCCATACATTACCTTGTGTTCATCAAAGGAACCGTCTTCATTCATCTGGTCAATGACATATACTTTGCCACCGGCCGGATTATCCGACAAGAATACGTCAATATGATCACCGTCCACTCCTTCCGTACCACGGATATAACCATAGGTGTTGTTCATGGTAACACTCCACGGTTGGCCATTAGTATCTACCCCCGAACGTTCACTACCTTTCGGGTTCTCAATAGTAATGTCGTACCCATCAATCTTAATATGCCCTTTCTTATAGTTACCGGCTGACTTCTGTGCTTCAGTTGGATTAGTATCTACTTCCTGTTCAGCATCAAATAGACGCTTAGACTCTGATATTCTATTGGTATAATCCAATATATCTTCCCCAGGTTCCAATTGGGGAGAAACAAATTGTGCTGGATTGTTTTCTTTCGGGGTGGGAATATTACGTTTGAAATCAGCGTCAATGACATAAACATCACCTTCTGTATCTTTCAATACATTACGTGGGCGCAGATCTGATATGGTAACGTCTCCATTTAAATATTCAGCTTCACCTGTTTTATTGAAGCCAAGAGCCTGCATATAGTTACCAATCTCTTCTGGAGTGGCAAACTCTGCATTATCTATATATTCTTGTTTATATATTGG